GCGGTCGGCCGTGGTGACCAGGGTGGTCAGTTGAAGCCGGGCTTCGCCGCTGTCCGGCCATTCGCAGTAAAAGACTTCAAGGTTGCCATCCGGCAGGCGGCGCATGCTGGCATTGGCCTGATTGCCAGCCCAGGTGTGGCCGAGGGTGCGCTGGTACAGGGTGTCCTGATTGAGTGGCAAGGGCAGCCAGAGTTTGCTCTGGCCGCTCCGGTTTTTCAGGCTGACCGTTGTCGTGATTTCAAAGGTGCGCCATTCATTCGGCGGCTCCGGGGCCTTGACCGGCGGCAGCTTGGCCGCAGTTGTGCCTTGTGGCGGTCGCTCGATGACCGAGTCGTCTGCCGTATGCGTTACCGGTGCGACGGGCTTGTAGCTGACCCTGCCTTGCTGGCGGCCGTGCCGTGAGGCTGCCTTCTTCGCTGGCTTGCCGGTGCCCTTGGGCTTGCCGGCGCCTGCTGCTGCCTTGGCCTGTTTTTTTGCTGCCCAGGCGTCGGTGACGAATAGCGAGAGTGCGGTGGCTGATGCCAAAAAATCGCGACGTTTCAAGAAGCTCCTCCGGCGGAAATTATCCGTGGTTGAAACGAAAAGGCCGTGTCACTGACACGGCCCCTTAACTGTTGCAGCGATTATAGCACTTCGCCTGCGTGGTCAGCCAGACGCGAACGTTCGCCGCGTTGTAACGTGATGTGACCGGAATGCGGCCAGCCCTTGAAGCGATCGACGACATAGGTCAGGCCGGAACTGCCCTCGGTCAGGTAAGGCGTATCGATTTGCGCAATATTACCCAGGCAGACCACCTTGGTGCCGGGGCCGGCGCGGGTGACCAGGGTTTTCATCTGCTTCGGCGTCAGGTTCTGCGCCTCGTCGATGATCAGGAATTTCTTCAGGAAAGTCCGGCCACGCATGAAGTTCATTGACTTGACCTTGATCCGCGAACGGATAATGTCATTGGTTGCCGCCTTGCCCCAGTCGCCGCCGTAGGCGCCACTGCTCGCTTCATCGGTATGGGTGAGGACATCGAGGTTGTCTTCAAGCGCGCCCATCCACGGTGCCATCTTTTCTTCCTCGGTGCCGGGCAGGAAGCCGATGTCTTCACCCACCGGCACTGTGGCGCGGGTCATGATGATTTCGGCAAACAGCTTGGTTTCGAGTACCTGGGTCAGGGCGGAGGCCAGCGTCAGCAGGGTCTTGCCGGTACCAGCCTGACCAAGCAGGGTGACGAAGTCGATGTCGGGATTCATGAGCAGGTTCATCGCAAAATTCTGCTCGCGATTGCGCGCCATGATGCCCCAGACAGCGTTCTTCGGATGCGTGTAGTCGATCAGCGTTTCGAGGACGGCGGTCTTGCCGGCGGTTTCTTTGACGATGGCCGAAAAGCCGTCCTTTTCCAGCCAGACGCATTCATTGACGAGCATCTGCGGGCAGAGCGGGCCGGTCACCTTGTAGTAGGTCCGGCTATCCTTCTTCCACGATTCCATGCCCTTGCCGTGTTTGTCCCAGAAATTGTCGGGCAGGGCGCGGGTGCCGGTGTACAGGATGTCGGTATCCTCAAGCACCTTGTCGTTGAAATAATCTTCGGCGAGCAGGTTGAGGGCGCGCGACTTGATGCGCATGTTGATGTCTTTCGACACCAGGATGACCGGGCGCTTGGGGAATTTCTTCTGGAGGTGGATGACCACCGAGAGAATCTGGTTGTCGACCTTCGAGGTCGGCAGCCCCTGCGGCAGATCGGCGCTGATCGCTTCGGTCTGCAAGAAGAGACGGCCGCTGGCCAGCTTCTTCGATGGGGTGTAGAGATCGATGCCCAGGTCGATGTCGTCGTCGCCATTGCCGGCGAGCAGTTCATCAAGCGTGCGGGAGGTCTGGCGGGCATTGCGGGCAATTTCGGACATGCCCTTCTTGTGGTTGTCGAGTTCTTCCAGCGTCATGATGGGCAGGAAGACGTCATGCTCCTCAAAGCGGAAAAGACTGCTTGGGTCGTGCATCAGCACGTTGGTATCGAGGACGAAAATCTTGGTAACGGCGGGCTTCTTGATGGCTGCGGGCTTGCGCGGCATGGATTGGGCCTTGGGTTAGGGTTGGATAGAGGGTTGGAGGGTTTTGATGAAATCCAGAACTTCCTGGGCGTGATTGGGGACTTTTACGCCGCGCCATTCGCGACGCAGAATGCCGTTGCGGTCGATGACAAAGGTGCTGCGTTCAATGCCCCGCACCTGTTTCCCATACATTTTATTAAGGCTGAAGAAGTGCATGGGATCAGGGTTTAGCTTTTTGCTGTGACAATTTCATACCCAAGTTTCTGGCAAGGGTGACGGAAACATATCCAAGACTCATCATGGCAAGAGTATCTTCGCCAAATTCTGCGATGGCAGCATTAACGCAAAATGAAACGACGCGACAATTCCATTTTTCGTATGGCCCACTTGCGTCTATTCGATCAACTGACATTTTGAAAGGGTGTCTTGATTTATCTATGACTAGCGGTATATTTGTCAATGAGCACCTGCCTTGAGATTCAAGAATTAAATCTGAGTGATCTTGCTCAGTGAGATGAAAGCCAATTCCACGCTTTTTTGCACTTTGCTTCAATCCGCTATATTTCTGCTTTATAAATCCTGAACTTTTCATTTCGGAAAATTTTGCGTGCCATTCAGGATCGATTGACTCGATGACGTCAAGCAAATGAATTCCGGCTGCTTTTTTTGCGTTTAATTCGACGCCGTTTGAGTGCTCTGCAACAAATTTATCTCTAAACGAAATGGCCTTTGCCACATCGGTTTCCTTGGTCGATTTCCGTATGCGCTCAGTTCTAATGCGAATATCGATCCAGTAAATTTCATTTCTTTTAAACAGACCCCAAGTCTTTTTCATTTTGTGCCCGTTGTCACGTTGTTAGGCACAAATTTTAGCACGTTCGATAGGACTGGTGGCTTCACGTTATTGACGAATCCGGCGACGAAAGATGGTGCAAGGTGGGCATAACGCATGACCATTTCTATCTTAGCCCAGCCGCCCAATTTCTGCAGTACCTCGAGCGGTGTCCCGGCCATGACATGCCAGCTCGCCCAGGTGTGCCGCAGGTCGTGCCATTTGAAATTCGTTATCTCGGCTTTCTTCAGAGCTGCGTACCAGTGACAGTTGCTGGCTGCCGGGATGGGCTCTCCTTCTGATCCTGGGAAAACCCAGCGCGGATGTTTTCCGGCCTGCTCGGCCAGTATCTGCATCGCGTCATCATTGAGCGGAACGAGCAGCGACTTGTTTGTCTTCACGTTATCAGCATGGACCCAAGCCTGGCGCATTGCCTGATTGACCTGGACCCATTCCAGGTGTGTGCAGTTGTCTTCGCGCAGACCGGTGGCCAGGGTGAATCGTGCGCAGGCCTTCCATGGTTCGGGCAGTGCTGCGATCAGCGCCTGGTGCTCCTCGCCTGACAGGTATCTGACCCGGCCGTTCGGCTCTCGGCGCTTGGCAATGTCGGGAACAACCTTGAGCCATCCCCACCGTTGGGCTTTTCTGAGAATTTTACCGAGGATGGCAGAATGGCGATTGATGGTGCTCGGTGATGTTTTTCGGCCTGTCTTGTGATTGACGATCACGTTGGCCCGTTCTTCCAGAAGCGTGGCGATCAGATCGCCGGTGATCTCAGTGAGATCTTTGCCCTGCAGCCTGGGCGTCAGCCAGTCGAGCATCTGGGCATCGTGCCACAAGCCTGGCCGTCCAGATTCTTCGGATAGAAACCGCTTGATGGCTTCCTCCCATGTGTGATCTGGGAGTTCATCAAGATGCTCTTCGCGCCATAGCTCCGCCTTCAGGCGGTCGTGCAGCTCTTGGGCCTGCTTCTTATTACCTGTTTGAGCAGATCGCCTAATTCGGCGTCCTTGATGGCGGATGTCGATCCACCAGACTTCGCCACGCTTGATGATCGGCATGATGCCGTCTTCCGGTTATTTTGACCGGCGTATTGTGACCGCATCCAGTCGATAAGATCAACCTCCAAAAATACCCACTGCCGCCCTGGCTTGCATCCGGGAATAATCCCGGCGCGCGCTTTCCGCATGAGCGCGTCTTCGCTCATATGGAGCAAGGCAGCCGCAGCGGTGAGGTCAATGGTCAAGCCGCATCCTTCATGCTGGCTTCAGTGGCGTGCATCTCCCGCGCCCGGCGCAGGGATGCTTCAGCGTCGATAAACAGCCCGCCGCCCTGCCGCTTCCAAAAGTCTTCACTGACACTGACCAACAGGCCAAGGGCCTGCAGCTCGTCACCGGTCGCGCCGATCTTCCCCATTTCAGTGTGCCGATCCTTCAAGTTGAGTAGTGCGATTCCTGAAATCGTGCAGGCATCTATGGCGCCCTGGTCATGCTTCTCATGGGCAGCAAGCAGGAGCATGTCGCGACAATCGGCAAGCAGGTTGAAGTGATCAGTTGTCGACCATCCGCCACGCAGTGCCTCGAGCGCCATGCGTTCCTGCAGGCAGACCTCGGGGTTTAGGTGCATGGCCACGATGGTCGGCGCCACCCGGCGCCGGTGAATGCGCTTGCAGGATTTTCGGCTCATGGCATTACCCGCTTGAATTCAACTACCCAGACCCATGGATTAGCTACCCACGATGCTTCACCATTGATCTGCTCCCAAAGGCTTTGGTAGCTGAATCGTGGGTCTGAAAAGTTGTAGTGGGTTGAATCAGCAAGGCCAAATCCGCCATCGGGCTGATAAACGATCCCTTCGGCCATGCCGTCGTCCCTGCTTATGTCCTGCAGCCGCTCGACGCGGACGCCGGTAATTTCGAGCAGGATGCGACTATGTCTGCGGAACATATGGATCGACGGTTTCCAAGTGATCTTGCTGACGGGTGGCACGTTCTGGTATTGGCGAGGAACACAATCAGGGTAGTCAGCGCGATATACGATCAGGCCGGGGTCCATCGTTCCCACTTCGGCCCAAGTCTCGCGCACCCACAGCCTGTCTCCGGGCTGGCCGTGGGGGCAAGCCTTGGTTACATGAGCAGGATGGTCATGCTGCGAATTCCACCAATATTGCTTACCGCCGATTTTGACGTACTGCACGCGATCTGTTTGCGGGTATGGGGTCGGTTCCATCTGGAACTTGATGACGCGCCGAGTTTGCGTCTTCTGTCCGTTAATGATGGCACGCACCATCGGCGCTGAAAATAAGATTGGCCGCTCTATCATTTCGACCTCGCCTTGATCATGGCGTCCGCTGTATTCCAGGCACGCTTGCAGAGATCGAAGTCGCGACTGATTTCCCAGGACGGAAGAAGTGCCTGCATTGCTGCAATGGCGAAACGGTCACGCAACTTGTCTTCAGCTCGCGTGACGCCGCGTTCGATGTCCTTCACCGCGTCCTCGATGTTGTCCAGTCGTGCCTTGAGCAAATTGGCCTCGGCTTTTTCGGTCATGCTGGAACCTCTTCACCAAGGCTCCCGGCCGGGAAAAACACAATGGCCGGAATTGATACGGGCTGTTTGATATTGCAGGACCAGACCTGGCTTTCCTCTTTTGTCAATGGCCCGATGAACGGATCACTTTCGCGCTCCCATCCGGCTTTGATCAGAATGCGATGCTGCCGCAGGTTTGTGGCCTTGGAAGAGCAGATCGCGTACTTGACTCCCAGATTTTCCAGCATCGCCATCTGGTGCGCTTTGAGTGCGTGGCCATAGCCCATGCCGCGATGCTCCGGATAGACCTTGAACCCGAAGCACATGGCCACGCCTGGCTGGTTCGGCATCAGGCGCACTCCGTATTCTCCGTAAGCAGTTTTGTAAATCATTCTGAGGACTCCGGTTCTTCCGGAAATCCATCAACTGGAAGGTAGGCGGCGTAAAGGTCGCTGGTGCACTTGCGGTAGGCAGCAGGGACATTGATGCGAAGGTCGTATCGGATAGTCTGGTGGGCGGCGCATGTTTCGCGCCGAGCGCACCACTCGCCGGCCATGTGGCCATGAGCGAGGCAACGATTGATGCCGGCATCAAGCGGCATTGGTATTGGGGTTGCGGTGAAGTTCATGCGGATCTCCGATAAGTTTTGGTCATGTCTGATTTGATGCAGTGGCCACGGCCGCGCAAAACGTTGGCGATCTGGGTGCGGTCGTGGTGGCTATGGCTGGCCTGGCGAAGCAGACCGAAGTAACTGTTGCCCGTCTGGAATAGGTCGGCAACGTCGATGGACTCAAGGCGGCTGATCGCATCATTGAAAGTGCGGCGCCGAAGGTTTCGGCGATGCGGCTTGATGACCTGGCCGACGAAGTCAATGCCGCGGTCGATGGGCTGCAGGATAGTTTTCTTGGGATTGATGCGAGCGGCTAGTCTGTCGGCAAGTAGCTGCTCGATCTTGGCCTTCGCATCATTCAGCCACCTGGGCGATTCATGCAGCAGCACAAAGTCGTCTACGTAGCGGATGTAGTGCTTGCAGCGCAGCTCGCGCTTCACGAACTGATCGAGAACGTCGAGATAGACGTTCGCGAAGAACTGGCTGCTCAGGTTGCCAATCGGCAGGCCTTTGTGGGCCGGGTGGTTGGTCAGCCGCTTGTGCGCCGGTACCAGGGCCAGCATTTCCGGATCGCCGTGCAGTTCGTAGTTCTGGCGCGGGTCATGAAAAAGCACAGTTTCAGTTAGCTGCAGCCACCAGTGCTCAGTAATGTGGCGAGCAAGCAGACGCTGCAGGATGTTCTTGTCGATGCTGACAAAGAAGTTGGCCAGGTCGAGCTTCAGGTAGAAGGCTGGCTTCGTCCAGTTCTGGGTAATGCTACGGGCCTTGGATTCAAGGCGCTCGGCGGCGTAGAGCGTCCCGCGACCTGGTATGCAGGCGCATGAGTCGGCAATAAATCGGGCGTAGAAAGCCGGTGCAATATGGTTGTGCAGCAAGTGATGCACGATGCGGTCGCGGAACTGTGCGGCCCATACCTCGCGGGCCTTGGGTCGCGTGATGACAAAGCAGATCGAGCGACCGGGTTCATAGCTTCCGTCTTCGAGTTCGTCATGAAGATCCCGCAGATTGCGTTCCAGGTTGGCTTCAAAGGCCATCGCACTGGCGCTGTTGCGCTTAGTACGCCGGCAGTCGAAGTAAGCCTGGGTCAGTTCGGTGAAAGTGAAATCAGCGGGCGCTTTCCAATCTGCGGACGGCACGAGCGCGGAGCTCGTTGTTCTTGTGGTTGTTGTTCTGGTTGCCGTTGTTGAAGTTCTGATACCAGGCGTAGCCGGAATCGGACCAATCGTGCTTTCTACGTCGCCTTGCCGACTATTCAGCAGGGAAACTGCGCCGGACCTTTCGCGGCTGCTGCCGGAGGTCTCCGTGATACGCATGTCGGTGGCCTTGTGAGCCAGCGGCACGACCAGATTGAATGATCGCTCAGTCATGACGGCCGTGGCCTCCATGATGCGGGCGAGAAGCGGACTTGCGCCACCCATTGGCCTGCTTGCCGATGCTGGTGCTTTTCTCGATAGCCTGGGCGTAGGCGCCCAGCGAGATGAGTTGCTTGTCCTTGGCAAGACGGATGAGCAGTTCTGCAACCTGCAGGCGCTCAAGCAGTTCCATCAAGTGCGGCTCTTTGTCCTGTGCGACATTGGCGCGAAACACGAGCACGGTGATCTCGATGCACTCCATCGCGATCTTCTCACCGATGGTGCGCTTGTAGTCACGGTTCATGTTCTTGACCATGTCAGACGACAAGCCAAGCAGGTCATAGGCCGCTTTGTAGATGGGCAGGGTGGTATGGGTAGCCATGCTGATTAAATGATCGAATTACTCAATGATCAATCTGCGGACGGCACGAGCGCGGAGCTCGCTGCACTTGTGGTCGTAGCTCTGGCCGCCGTGGTAGAAGTACTGACACCAGGCGTAGCCGGAAACGGACTCATGATCCTGGCTTGACCAGTACCATTCAGGCTTGAACTGATCTTTCAGGTTGGCGTAGAGAAGGGATTGTTCGCGGCGGTCAGGGAGTTTGCCTTCCTGTTCGCCGGCCCACTGGACAGCATCATTCCAGTTGGCGCTTTCGAGTTCGCCGGGCAGGAGCACCAAGTGATAGCTTGGCTGGCCGTCCTGGCCGATGATGAGGCCGGCGTAGTGTTCGCCCGGCTGCAGGGTGATGAGCGCCTCGGGGAAGTGATACACCGCCGTGGCATGCTGCGACTTGAACTGCTCGATCAGTTGGCCAATACGATTGTGCTCGGCTTCGATGGCATCAAGGGTGACTGTGGTCATGGTTGATCCTTGGTGAAATGGATAAATTACTAAATGGGCAATCTGCGGACGGCACGAGCGCGGAGCTCGTTGGTCTTGTGGTTGAGGATCTGGTGGCCGTAGCTGAAGGACTGAAACCAGGCGTAGCCGGAAGCGGAGTGGTGCGTCTCATTGCTCCAGTACCAATCCTTCTTGAGCTGGTCGCGGTGGTTTGCCCACAGCATGGCTTGCTCGATGCGGGTCGGCAGATCGCCACCGATAGACTTGGCCCATTCCATCTGGGCTTCAAAGTTGGCATCGTCGTTGTCGCCCGGTAGGAGGATGACGTGGTACAGGTCTCCGGACTTGTCGCCGATGCTTCCGATATAGATTTCGCCCTTTTCAAGCGGCTGGATTTGAAGTTGTTGCATGGTTGCTCCTTGGGTTAATTGCTCAATTCCACGCCGGCTGCGTGTCTTCCAGAAAATCGGCGAGCATACGGGTGGCGCAGGCCGTCAAATTGATCTCTTTGCCGGCGAATTCGATGTGCAGGGAGCCGTCGATGCTGATCATGGCGAATAGCTTGGGCGGCTTCGCTGAGTCGGTATTGATGAAGATTTCAGGCGCAACGTGCGTCGGTCCGGCAGCGAATGGACCGGGGAATGGTTCTTCACCTGGCCACTGTATCTTTTCGTCGGAGCCGCCCGAAGCAGGCATTTCGTCCTGCATCGGGCGCTCGACAACGGCCAGAACCTCGGTAGAGGGCAGTTCTCCCACAACGTGGTTTTCCGATTCCTGGCTGCGGATGATATTGGCCCCTCCGTCCGCTGGGGTCTGCTTGACGTTGCTCTTCTTTTCGACCTTGGCTTTTGCTTTTGCCATGGCCTCGGTGATCTGTTTTTCTGCCTTTGCGGCCTTTTCTTGCTTCAGTGCTGGTGCTGCCATGATGGATTCGCCAGCGATCTTGATCAGATGCGCCCGGCCTGCGGGGGTAATCTGCCAGGCGACTTCCTTTGTAAGCGGTTCCTCGGTCTGCTTGACCTGGCCGGCTTGCTTCATGGAATTGCACGCCCAGCGCATTTTGTTGCGGTCGATCCCGGTCTTGTGCTCGAGGTCATCGTAGGTGCTGGTGCCCAGGGCGACCAGCGCCTGCAGGATGGTTTTGACTTGGCTCATGGTGAATGTCTCAGTAAGAGTGGGGAATGACGTTCTGCAGGTCGTGATCAATCCAGGTGTCGCGCTCAAGGCTGTGGGCCTGCCGATTGAATGCATGGTCTTTGTGAAGATTGGCGACCATCAGGCGGTGTGTGGCGGCATCAATCTCGACATCAAGAGCCGACCGGGCGTCGAGCAGGTTGGAAAGCATCTGTTCGAGATCGGCGACGTGCTGCCTGGCGATGGTCAAGTGGTCACGCTGGGCGTAAAGCATTGCAAGGCCGAGTGCAGTGATGGCGATAGCCGTCACAAGCAGAACAATAACGATGATGGTGGTCATGGAAACTCCTTGAATTAAGCAGCGGCGGGAAGGGCTTCAAGGATGGCCAGGTGGCGGTGCTTGACCTTCACGGCGATCTTGAAGAAGCCAGCTGGGACGACTGGCGAGACAACGACCTTGCTGCCGTTGCTGATCAGGTGCATTCCGGCTGCTTTGGCGACCTGGGCAAGTTCTTCGACGGTGGTGTCGTCGGTGAAGGCGAGGATGGTGGCGGCGATCATGTTTCCTCCTAGTGGTTGGTCAGCTTGCGCAGCCAGGCGCAAAGCTGGTTTGGGTCGGTGCGATAGCCAAGCTGTATTACCCGGCCAGCAACGCGGCGGCAGACCTTGAAGCGATCACCGGCTGGGATCACGAAGCAAGTGCTGCCCTGGGTAATTTCACGGGCCTTGGCGAGTGTTTCGGCGGTAGTCATGGCTGGTCAAAAATTACTGAATGACTAAATGACCAATCTGCGGACGGCACGAGCGCGGAGCTCGTAGTCCTTGTGGTGGTAGTACTGGTGGCCGCTGGTGAAGTACTGATACCAGGCGTAGCCGGAAGCGGACTCAGTGTTTGACCAATACCAGGAAGGCTCAAACTCTTCTTTAGCAGTGGCGTACATCAGCGCCTCCTCGACGCGGTTCGGGAGATCGCCGCCTTGCTTGGCGGCCCAGTTCATGGATTTCTTCCAGGTGCCTTGGAAAGTGCCTGGGAGCAGGATGATGTGGGTGGTGGTGCCGTCAGCAGCGACGATGCCGCCTATGTAGCGTTCGTCTTCGGCGAGGTCGGGTATGAAGCGGGTGTTGGTCATGGCGGGTTGCCTCCGTGTTGTTGATGGAGGCGATTACACACCATGTTTAACTACAAGTCAACATGGTGTGAATTTATGAGCAAAAAAAACCGCCAACCGGCGGCGACTTTGCTTTTAACTTTATATGTCCTTTGCTTTTTCATGTCTTTGTTTAGCGAAATCTGAAAGAGCTTCGCTGCTTGTTATAGACAACACGCCTTTGCTGATGGATGAACTGTACTTTTCAACGGAAAGAACTTCATATTTCGTTGATGCAGAACAGGTTTCATTGATGAATTTTGCTGAAAATCTGTTCTCGACCAACGATTTGGTGCATTTTAATGACCTATATTTGCTTGATATTGCCGTTTTTATATCATCAAAATATTCAGAGTCGAATGAAAACAAAATGTGATTAGATTTTTCTTTTTTGTCGAATTTTACAATTGCGCTTTCGATAGTTTGACCACCTATAGTAATGGGGGAAGATCCAAAACATGAGATAAGTCCTTCGGCATTTGGCCTACATGTATATGCCGATGATATTTTTGAAAACTCTTCTATAGTTAATCCTATTCCGTGGCCTTTGATGCTGAAATCATGAGCATGTGACGTGTTCGCAAAGGCAATGAATGGAACAATTGCTATCAGCTTTAGACGAATCATTCGTCCTCCCATTTACCAATTATTTTTCCTACAATTGAGAATTTGTCGTAGATCGGTGGGTGGCTATCATTGAGAGGTCGAAGCCAAGACCTTCCGGCATCCTGGGTAAATACCTTGAATGTGACATCATGACTGCCATCTAGCCTCGCTATAACGCGATCACCATTTGTTGGCATTCGTTGCTCAGGATCGACAAATATGATGCATCCATCTGGATAGCTTTTGCCATATCGGCTTGTCATCGAGTCACCTGAAACGCGCAATGCGAAAACGTGTGTCGATTGTTTGATGAAAGGAAGCCATCGCTCGGCATATCCTGGATCGTATATATCTACGGCTTCTGACCACACACCAGCTTGCACCCATGAAATAAGAGGGACATGGCCCATTACTTCACGGGCCGGTTGAACGTTAGATGTGTATTCTGCCGTTTTTGCTGCTTCTATAACATACGACAAAGGTAAGGTTTTACCAATCATCTCGCCTTCGCCTGATTTAATCCATGATGCATCGCACCCAATGATTCGAGCGCATTCAACTGCTCCCTCAAAAGAAACCCCGCGCGTCCTCCAGTTTCCTATTTTTTGATCGGAAACGTCGAAGCCAGCCTCGGTTAGTCCTTTGGCTACCTCTGACTGAGTAGTCCATCCCTTGAGTTGTTTGGCGGCAAGCAGTAGTCGGTCGAAGTCTGGTTTCATGAACGAATTCTCTATCGTTTAAACGAACTGTTGATAAACACAGCGTTTGACACGACTACACGCGATGTGTAGTATCGATCTCATGAACTGTTTTGACCTATCAATCCGCAAAGCTGGTGGATCTTCAACGCTAGCAAAATTGCTCGATGTATCTCCTCAAGTCATATCTAACTGGAGATCTCGGGGAGTTCCTGTCGAACGTTGCATTGAGATAGAGCGTGCCACCGGTGGTGTCGTCCGATGCGAAGACCTGCGACCAGACGTCGACTGGGCCTACCTGCGTGGAACGAACGTAATCGCTGAAAGAGGCGAATCGATCAGTAACATCCCGCACATCGAATGCTGCTCCGGAGATCCTCGCCATGGTGAGCGGCGCCGGCCTGAGATGCGCGACAACATTGATCGCCGCAAGGATGAGGCGGCTTAAGTGACCAACGATTATCTCCCCCGCAGTGCTTCGGCACTTTTTGGCGACCAGCTCTGCCATTTGGCATCTGGTCGCTTTTTTTTCGGGAATTCGTTTCATGGCTGATCTCTCTTTGATGTTGATTCAGTCTATTTTTTTTGGCGGTTTATGCCACTCAACCGCTCTCAACAATGTTGCGAGGAATCACCATGACTAACCAGATCGCTCTACCTGTCAGCGTTCCAGCCGATCAGATAGCCCGCAAGAAAACATTGGGTTCCGCCATTGAGTTGTGTGCAGAGGCGGCTGGTTTCGATCTCGATAAGACCCTGGCGCTTGAGCTGGGCGTCGATAAAGGCCAATTCAGCCGCTGGCTTTCCGGTCAAGAGGGCATCCATTGGGTCAAGTTTGAAAAGCTCATGGATGCCTGCGGAAACGACGCTCCGCTTCTCTGGATGTTGCATCAGCGAGGCTATGAACTTGGGTCGCTGCACAAGCGGGAAAGCGATACCGAGCGCCGCCTGCGCGTCGCACAGGAAGAACTAGCTACCGAGCGTGCTGCGCGCTTGGCCGTCGAAGAATCTATGCGCCGAATCCTGACTGGTGGCAAGTAATCCCCGCGCCCCGGCATCAGAAGCTGACGTCGACACTCAGCAATCGACTGAACACATGAACATTCAAATGAACAACAACACACCAGATTGCGGGTCCTTCCTGGACTTGTTTGACACGGGTAATTCGCACCTCGTTTTTTCTGGTGTGGATAGGTGATGAACATAGTGAACGGCTGAGATAAAAATAATGGGGTGGACAAATTTCGATGACGTGCTTGGCCAGATACGGGCCTTCGGGCTTGATGTTGAGGCCAAGGATCTAGTCATCGGCACACGCCGGCGATGCCGGGCCAAGGATGGCGGAAAAGAAAAGCGTGGCTGGTTCCAGCTCTACGAACTGCCGAAGGCGGACGGATCAGGAGTTCTGATCGTTGGCAGCTTCGGTGCGTTCTGGGGCGCCGACAACGTGGTGCAGAAGGTCGAGCTGCCGAGCAAGGACCGCAAGGCCATGACCTCCGAGCAGGTCGAGGCGCTCAAGGCGCGCATCGCGGCCGACAAGAAAGCCGCTGAGGCTGAGGCCAAGCGCAAGGCCGATGAATGCGCCCGCCGTGCCGACCGCGCCTGGCGGGCCGAGTGCAAGGAAGGCAGCCGCGACCAGTCGGAATATCTCAAGCGCAAGCGGATCGAGGCGCATGGTGGGCGGTTCCTTCCTGGCGGGAAATTCTGCATTCCGCTTCAGGACACCGAGCGCCGCACATTCGGCCTGCAGGTGATTTATGACAAGAAGCACAACGGACGCGACAAGTCGTTCTGGCCGGCCGGGCTGGCGAAGAAGGGCCATTTTTTCATGCTCGGCGGAATTCCCGACCGGCTGCTGCTGGTGGCCGAGGGATTCGCCACGGCGGCCAGCATTCAACAGGCGACTGGGTTGCCGGTGGCCGTGGCCTTTGACGCCGGCAACCTGCTGCCGGTCGTCAAGGCGCTGCGCGCCAAGTACAAGCGCGCCAAGATCCTGATCTGCGCCGATGACGACTATCTGACCACCGGAAACCCAGGGCTCACAGCCGCGCGCAACGCTGCCCTGGCCGTTGAAGGCGAAGTCGTTTTCCCTGTTTTCGCCGACGAACGCCCGACCGACACAAAGGGCGCCACCGATTTCAATGACCTGCACCTGCTCGAAGGCCAGCACGTCGTCACAAAACAGATCGAGGCCACCATCACGGTACTGGGCTGGTCGGCTACTCGCGCCACGCGCGGGAGTGCGGATCAACCGGGGGGAGGGGAGCAGGGCGAGCGGCGCGCAGCCAGATCGGTCATGGATCTCGACGACATCGTCGAGCGCTTCATGCCGCTGGATGACGGGACGGGGGAATACGTCTTCGACTCCTGGACCAACAAGGTCGCCAAGCGCACGCAGATGATCGCGCTGCTCTCCGCCGGTGTACGCGGTGACGACATCAAGCGCCACCCGGTGTGGATAACCCGTGGCGCCTATTATCTCGATCAGGTCGGATTCGACCCAAGCGGAAACGACCGCATGGTCAAACTCAACACCTGGCGCGGCTGGCCGATGAAACCGAAAGAGGGAAGCTGCGAAAAGCTGCTCGAAACCCTCTGGTATCTCTGCGGAAAAGAAAACAACCAGGAAGAAGTCTACAACTGGATTCTCAACTGGATGGCCTGGCCGCTACAGAACCCCGGCGCCAAGATGGCCAGCGCCATCATCATGCACGGCCCGCAAGGCACCGGAAAATCCAGCGTATTCCAGACCCTCGCCAAAATCTACGGCGACTACAGCACCGTCCTCAACCAGCGCGGCCTAGAAGACAAATTCAACTCCGACTGGTCCGACTCCAAGCTCTTCATCCTGGCTGAAGAAGTCGTCACCCGCGCCGAAATGTGGCACATCAAAAATGAGCTAAAAGAACTTGTCACCGGCGAATGGATACGCATCAACCCCAAGAACATCGCCGCCTATCGCCAGCGCAACCAGGTCAACATCGCCTACCTGTCCAACGAAAACCAGCCGCTTCCACTCGATAACGACGACCGCCGACACCTCGTTGTCTACACCCCGCCGGCGCTCAGTGAAGCCTATTACGACGAGCTCTATCTTGAGCTCGACAACGGCGGCCCAGAAGCCCTCTACCACTACCTGCTGCAGCGCGACCTGACCGGCTTCCACCCAAAAAAGCGCCCGCCCATGACGCAGGCCAAGAAAAACCTCGTCGCCCTATCGCAAGCCAGCGAGATCCGCTTCATCAACGACTGGATCACCGGCGACTGGATACTCCCGATCTGCCCCTGCCTGTCCGCCGACCTCTACGCCGCCTACCTAAAGTGGTGCCGCATCAACGGCGAATCCAGGCCGCGCCCGAGCAACCAGTTCTTTGGCGCTATCACCCACCAGCAAGGATGGGAAAAAAAGCGGGCTCGCTACTACCCCAGCGCTGAAGCATTAAAAGACGTTCTCGGCATGGTCGTCATACCTCCGCCGCACATCCTGCAGGCCGCTGAAACAGAAAACACCGGGAAAACAGAACCCGTATGGCTAGGTGAGTGCATCCGACGCTTTAGCGATGCCATGTCGACGCACGAAATTAGGGCGGCCGCCTGATGTTCAGGGTTCATATGCCTAATGTTCAGGGTACACGGAACACGCGAAACCCGCAGCACCACAGGTTTGTTCAAAGTGTTCAGGGTGTTCAAGGCTTACCCGCCTGCGTACACGTGAACGCATCGCGCACGCACACGCATTTATTTAATTCTCTCTCGCGTGTACACACAAGGAACACCCTGAACACTTTGAACAAGCCAGTGATCGCAATGCTTTCCGGTGTTCAGGGTACGTTGAACATTCAAAACCACACCCTGAACATACCAAAAACCAAGCCCCTGCGCCAAACCATGCCCACCGTCGCCGCCTGGATAGACCAGCACCGCGCCATATTCGGAGAAGTCGACACCAACGCCGCCATCAAAGCCGGCATAGAAGGCCAGCTGACGTTCTATGCGCGTGAAAACGGTCAGGTTGTAGGAACGCCCCACCCGAGCCAAAAAAACGCCACAGCGGCCCACCGCTGCAAAGCGTGCGCCCATTACGCCCGCCCCGGCATGTCCGCCGGCTACTGCGCAACCAGAACAGACTTGCCCGCCGCCTACGGCACCAACCACCCGCTGCACCATCTCCCCGCCGATGCCGGAGCCGACTGCACCAAATTCGAGGACATGTAATGGACGACATCGAACACCCCAGGATCGCGAACAAAAAGACCGCGCCCTATGCCTGGCCGCTGCCCGCAACCAGCCGGTGCGCGACTACGCCAGCGAAATCTGCCCAGGATGCAGCTACGCCACCAAAAGTAACTTCGGAAAGCAGTGCGAAGCCTGGACGGAATGCCTGGCCGATCTGACCAAGCGGGAAAGGGCAGGGCGATGAAGATCAGCGTCAAGATCGACGGCCTCGACGCGGTTCAGGCCAAGCTGCGCGGCCTGGCCGACAGCAAGATCAAGGTCGCCGCCGTCGCCGCGCTCAACGACGCCGCCTATGTCGGCGCACAGGCCACCAAAAAAACCATGGCGCAAGTCTTTGACCGCCCGACGCCCTGGGTGCTCGGCGGCGTGCGCTACGTCAAGGCGCGCCGGGACAAACTCGAAGCCTCCATCGACTTCGACCAGTGGGGAAACAAGACCAACGTCACCGTCGGCAAAGTCCTCGCCGCCGAAATCGCCGGCGGCCAGCGCAAATACAAGCGCCACGAAATAGCCCTGCAGCGCGCCGGCATCCTGCCGCCCGGCATGTTCATCGTACCCGGCCCAGGCGCCGCCCGCGACGCCTACGGCAACATGCCCGGCAGCCAGATCGTGCAGATCGTTTCATGGTTCAAAGCCTTCGGCGAGCAAGGCTACAAAGCCAACAGCACCGACAAGAGCCGCGCCCGCCTGGCCAAGGACAAAAAGAACGGCACGCGCGGCTTTGCCTACTTCGTGCTGCCCCGCAAGGTCGGCAAGCTGCCGGCCGGCATCTACCAGCGCTTCGCCTTCGCCGCCGGGTCCTCCGTCAAGCTCGTCATGCTCTTCGTCCGCGAGCCAAACTACAAACGCCGCCTCGACTTCTACGGCATCGCCGAAAAAGCCGCTCTAGCTGAATTCAGCCGGGCCTTCCCCATGTACCTCGACAAACTCCTGAAGGAGCGCGGACTGTGACCCCGCAACCGAAAGCCGTCACCCAGGCCGAGTTCGCCCGGTTGATCGGCGTCGGCCGCAGCTACGTCACCGCTCTGAAAAAAGCCGACCGCCTTGTCCTCAACGCCATCGGCAACGTGCTGGTCGAAGAGAGTAAAAAGCGCATCGCCGAAACAGCTGACCCGAACCGGGACGATGTATCAAGCCGACACGCTGATGCGCGGGGCGATGCTGCGGTCAACCCGGAAAAAGACGAAAAAACGGAAGACGAAACCCCGGCCGGACACGACTACCACAAGGCGCGGGCGCAAAAGGAACACTACTTCGCCGAGCAGGCCCGCATCGACTACGAGCGCGCCATCGGAAAACTCATCGAAAAAGCCGACGCCGCCGCTGCCATCGAGGACGTCACCAGCGTCATCCGCCAGGCGCTGGAAAACATGCCGCACCGCACCGCACCGGAACTCGTCGGCAAGGATCTCGACGCCATCCGCGCCACGCTCAAGCAGGAAATCCACAACGCGCTGGCCGACATGGAGCGCGAATTCTCGAAACGCATTGAACAGATGGGGAGTGAGGAATGAAACCAGCCTGGGTAGTAGCCTGTGTCGCCGTATTTTGCATAGTCGTCATGTGTTTTGTCGCGTGGCAGCGGAATGAAGACAGACAGCCTTATCGGTATTGTTTAGCGGCATTGGAAAGGATAAATCCTAAGGTCAATAGGTCTTCCCTACCAATTTATTGCCGCTAAATGACCGCCCACGCCCTGGCCTACCGCGCCGCCCGCCGCGCCATTCGCCCGAAATCCCCGCTGCTGGTCTCCGAATGGTCGGACGCCAACCGCATGCTCTCGTCCGAAGGCAGCGCCGAGCCGGGGCCGTGGCGAACAACCCGCAATCCGCCGCAGCGCGAAATCCTCGACGCCCTGTCCGAAGACGCGCCCGGCGAAAAGGTCGTGCTCATGAAGCCATCTCAATGGGGCGGAACTGAAGTTGGCAGCAACTTCATCGGCTACTGCATCTCGCACGCCAAAGGCCCCGGCGCCGTCGTTATGCCCACCGAGGCCTCGCTGCAGGACTGGACTTCGCAGAAGTTCGACCCCATGGTCAAGGACACCCCGGTCGTCTCAGACGCCATGGCCCTGCGCAGCAACCGGGCCGGCGACAATGCCGCCAAGCGCAAGCGCTTCAAGGGCGGCCTGATCTACTTCAAAACATCGGGCAGCACGGCCGAACTCAAGGCATCCAGCCTAAAATGGGGCATGGCCGACGAAGTCGACGAGTGGGACTGGACCACCCCGCAAGGCGACCCGCTCGGCCTGTTCGAGATCCGCTTCGCTGCATTCCACAATTCCAAGCTGTTCATCTGCAGCTCGCCGACCATCAAGGACGCCAGCAAGATCGAGGAACAATTCGAGGCCGGTGACCAACGTCGCTACCATGTCGCCTGTCCGCACTGCGACGACCGGCAAACCCTTAAATGGTCAAACCTGCGCTGGTCCGCCAACGCCCAGCGCGTCACCCGCGCCTGGTACGTCTGCGAACACTGCGGCTGCGAAATCGACGAATACCACAAGTCAGCCATGCTGGCCGGTGGCCGCTGGATCGCCGAAAACGCCGGCGCCCTCTACCGCAGCTACCACATCAACGGCCTCTACACGCCCATCGGCATCGGCCGCTCGTGGATGCAACTGGCTCAAGAGTGGATCGAGGCGCAAGGCGACCCGCGCAAGCTCGTCGTCTTCATCAACACCCGCCTGGCCGAAACCTGGGCCGACCGCTCGCACGACCTCAAGCCAAACGTCCTCATCGCCCGCGCCGAGCCCTACGCCCTGCGCACCATCCCGTCCGGGGTGCTGGTCCTCACCGCCGGCGTCGACACGCAGGACGACCGCCTGGAGATCCGCATCATCGGCTGGGGCGTCGATAAAAAGGAATGGACCATCGACTACCACGTCATACCCGGCAAACCCTCCGGCGACGAAGTATGGAACGCGCTCGACGCCTACCTCACCGCCGACTTCACCAACGCCCACGGCAAAACCCTGCGCATCGAAGCCACCGCCATCGACACCGGCGGCCACTACACCCACGACGTCTACGCCTATGTCCGCCGCGCCAAGGCCCGCCGCGTCATCGCCTGCAAAGGCGCCAGCACCCAAGGCCGCGTCATCCTCGGCAAGCCCAGCCATCAGGACGTCAACTGGCGCGGCCAAACCATCAAGCGCGGCGTCGCCCTCTACCTGGTCGGCGCCGACACCGCCAAGCACCACATCTACGGCCGCCTGAACGACGACACCGACAAAGACCCCGGCGAACGCAAGGTCCATTTCAGCACCGAACACGAAATGGCCTTTTTCGACCAGCAAGTCGCCGAAGTCTTCAACCCGCGCAAAAACCGCTGGGAACTGAAGAAAGGCAAGCGCAACGAAGTCCTCGACACCCACGTTTACGCCTATGCCGCCAGCCACCACCCGGAACTCTACCTGCACAAATGGAAAGCCGCCGACTGGAAGCGCCGGGCGGCCATGGTCGAGCCGGAAAACGTCGCCCCGGAGTCCGCCGCCGAACTCCCCCCGCCGGTCCCCGCCATTGCAAAAGCAAAATCAAGCCACCGAGGCATCCACCGGAGAAGATGATGCCGACCCTGCGTGAATTCCTAGATTTCATCATCGAAGCCACCGCTGAACAGGGTGGATTTACTGAACAAGTAGCCGCCGTCGTCGAGCTGGAAGCCCGAAAGAGGTTTCCATCAGAAAGAATCTACATAACTCCGGCATCCAGCCGAAAAGACCCATCGCGCAGAGAAGCTATCGCCGCCGCCGCCAGAAAGCTGCCAACCGGCATTGTCTCGGAGCGCCTTGGAATTAGCCGCCAGCTCGTCGCCTACCATCTCAAGAAAAGCAAAAACCCGGACGGATAACTTGACGGACGGTAGCCACTATCCAGTCCAAGGCGACCACCGTACCGACCACCGATCCAACAGAACTCCGCGCCGGCGATACTTGGCAATGGCGGCGTGAGGACCTGAGCGACTACCCGGCCAGCGCCTGGACGCTGACCTGGTATTTCCGCAACGCCACGCACTTCTTCGATGTCGTTGCTGGGTCAGACGGTGACAATTTCTCCGTATCAATCGCCAAGGCAACCACCGCTGCTCGTGTGGCCGGCACCTACGACGTCGTCAGCGTCGTCAGCAACGCCACCGAGCGCCACGAAATTGGCCGATCCATCGTTGTTGTCACCCCAGATTTCTCCGCTGCAGCCGCCGTCGACGGTCGGAGCTTTGCCCGCGCCATGCTCGACCATGTTGAAGCCGCGCTGCTCAATCGCGCTACCAAGGATCAGCTCGACGTCATCGAAGCCACCATGGCCGGCCGTGGCATGAAGCGTACGCCGGCCACGCTTATCACCCTGCGCTCTCAACTCAAAGCCGAGATCAGCCGCGAGGAATCCGCCGCCGGAATCCGGGCCGGAAAACCAGCGCGCTCGCGCGTCATGATCAGGTTCAATAATGTTTGATTCTCTCAAGCGCATTTTCCTCCGCAAGCCGGCCGGAAAAGGCCAGCGCACCTTCGCTGCCGCTCGCCCAGGGCGCTTGACTGATGGCTGGTCATCGATGACCAGTTCGGCCGACATGGAAAGCGTCAGCAGCCTAACCACGCTGCGCAACCGCTCGCGCGCCCTGATCCGTGACAACGCCCACGCCAAGCGTGCCCAGCAGGTCATCGTCAACAACGTCATCGGCCTCGGCATCGGCCTGCAAGCTGGACTGCAAAACAACCGCGGGCGGCTGCTCACCAACGAAAACAACGCTATTGAAAACGCATGGGAGCAATGGTGCAAGGCAGACGCCTGCCACATCGGCGGCTCGCTGCACTTCGCCGACATCGAGCGCCTGCTTATTGCTGAATGGTTCGCTGCCGGCGACGTCTTTGTCCGCATACACCGCTCTGGCCGCGGCGCCGTCCCCATCTCCCTCGAAGTCATTGAGGCCGAGCGCATGGCCGACGAATGGGAGTCTCCAAGCATCAACGGAAACCTGGTGCGTCAGGGCGTCGAGTGTGACCCATACAATCGCCCGGTCGCCTACTGGATGCACGAATTTCACCCCGGCGACCCGCGCCGACCGATGGTTCAGGACCGCCTGATCCGAGTCCCGGCCGATGAAATAATTCACCTGCGCACCATTGACCGCTGGCCGCAAGTTCGCGGCGTACCCGTCATGCACGCCGGCATGAGCCGCCTTCACCAGCTCGGCGAATTCCAGGACGCAGCCGTCGTCGCCGCTCGCATCGGCGCCGAAAAGGTCATGATCCTCAAAGAGACAGAGGATGGCCGCTTCGCCGAGAGCCTGGGCGAAGATGGCGGCACGAATGACGGCACCCTGACCTGGTCAAGCGGCAAAGGCCAGGTCGACATTATTCCGGCCGGTACCGACATCGCGTCCTGGTCACCGAACTACCCTGACACCAATTTCGGCCCGTTCGTCAACGCCGCCCTGCGCGACATCGCTGCCGCCTTCGGCATCAGTTATGAAAGCCTGACCGGCGACTACAGCCAGTCCAACTACAGCAGCAGCCGCATGGGGCAGCTCAACGAGCGCGACGGCTGGCGAGTCCTGCAGCAGTGGTATATCCGCGCCGTGCGCGAGCGCCTCTACACCGTATGGCTCGAAGCCGCGATCCTGTCGCGCGCCATTCCGGCTATCAGCGTTCCCGATTACGTCGCTCGCCCGCAATTCTATCGGGCCGTCACCTGGAAGCCGCGCGGCTGGTCATGGGTTGATCCTACCAAGGAAGTCGCCGCCTATAAGGAAGCCGAAAAGGCCGGCTACATCACCAAGGGCGACATCATCGCCCAGACCGGAAATGGCCGCGACATCGAGGACGTCATCCGCGAACGCCGCCGCGAGCTCGACATGCTCTCCGAAGCAGAAATCCTCACCGACACCGACCTCGAAGCCATGGCCGATGAAGCAGAGGATGCTGCTGACCAGCCTTCCATGCAGCCGGAATATACCGGCAGCGATGATTCCGAAGGCGACCAACAGAACGCAGCAACACCGCGCGTCTACTCATTCAAAAGGGATTACGAATGACCGAACTCAAGCTCCCGCGCCTGAATCGTGATCTGCCGAACGAATCAATCAGCGTTCGCCAGTCTGAAACAGGCAGCAACACGCTGACTTTCTCGCTTGCCTCGGAAGTGCCCGTCGAGCGCTTCTTCGGAACAGAGATCCTCAGCTGTAAGAAAAGCGCCGTGCGCATGGATCGCATCGCCGCCGGCGCCGCTCCTCTGCTTTTCAACCACAACTGGGATGACCCCATCGGAATGCTATCGAATGGGCGAATCGAAAACGGACGATTGGTCGTCGACGCCACATTGTTCGACACGCCGCGCGCCGCTGAAGTCAAGACCATGATCGACGGCGGCCTGCGCAACGTATCCGTCGGCTATGAGATCAACAAGCTCGAAGAAAACGCCAAGACAGCCACCTTCACTGCCACCGACTGGCTGGTTCTCGAAGGATCGATTGTTACCGTCCCGGCCGACTACACCGTCGGCGTCGAGCGGTCAGCTGATGAAAGTTTCAAGCCGGTACAAATCACCCGTACCGAACCCACCCTCCCGGCGTCCCCCGCCATTGTCTCGAAAGGACATCGTATGTCTGAAGCAAACAACGCCCCGGCGGGCGCAAACGCCGAAACCCGCGGTCATGATTCCGTCGCCATGGAGCGCTTGCGCATCAAGACCCTGACCGACCTCGGCCGTCAGCACCGTATCGACGAAGCCCAGGTCCGCAACTGGATCGACAACGAAGCCTTCACCGCCGACGACGCGGCCCGCTCCGTCCTCGACATCCTGGTGACCCGTGGTGGCAACAACAACGGCGTCAACCCGGCTGAAATCGGCATGAGCAAGAAAGAAGCCGCGCAGTATTCCACCTTCAAGGCCATCCGCTCCATCCTCAACAAGGACTGGTCAAAGGCAGGTCTCGAGCTGGAAGCCCATAAGGCAATCCAGCAGCGCCTCGGCGGCAATCCGCTCAACGAGCAGACCTTCTACGTCCCACTCGAAGTGCAAACCGCCAAGCGCCATCGTGAAATCCGCGACATGACCTCCGCTGGCGCCTCGGGCTCCAACTACCTGGTCGGAACGGAAAACATGAGCTTCATCGAGCTGCTGCGCAATCGCTCCGTGCTGGCTCAGATGGGTGCCACCCGCATGGGCGGTCTCGTCGGCAATGTCACCATCCCGCGCGAAACCGCATCGGCCAGCACCTACTGGCTGACCAACGAAGCCACGGCCATCACCGAAAGCCAGCCGACCATCGGCCAGCTCTCCCTGTCGCCGAAGCATGTCGGTGCCTACACCGAAATCAGCCGCCTGCTTGCTCTGCAATCCAGCCCGGATGCCGAATCGCTGGTCATGAACGACCTCGCCAAAGCCGTCGCCCTGGCGGCCGACCTTGCCGGCCTCGCCGGCTCCGGCGCCTCCGGCCAGCCCACCGGCATCATCGGCACCTCTGGCGTCGGATCCGTTACCGGAACCAGCATGGCCTACGCCGGCATGCTGGAATTCCAGACCGACATCGGCAACGCCCTCAGCGCCGCCTGCGGCTACGTCACGACCCCCGCTGTCGCCGCCCTGCTCATGCAGCGCGTCAAGTTCTCCGGCACGGCCTCGCCGCTTTGGGACGGCAACATCCTCGACGCCAACGCCTGCGGCTTCCGTGGCATGTCATCTGCCCAGTGCCCGACCGCCGACATCATCTTCGGCGCATGGGATCAGCTGGTGATGGCCGAATGGGGTTCGCTCGCTATCGAAGTCAACCCCTACGCCAACTTCCAGGCGGGTCTGGTCGGCGTCCGCGCCCTCTACGCCATGGACATCGGCCTACGTGTCCCGTCCGCCTTCTCCGTCGCTACCACCGTGACCTGATCGACCAAGCCCCCGCTCCAGCGGGGGCTGTCAAGCCGCCAACGAGGCCACCATGAAATACAAAGTTACTCGCGCATTTCTGCTGGCCGGGCAGCGGCAAGAAATCGGCAGCGAAATAGATCTGACCGACCGCGACCTGATCGGCTCCCTGAAAAGTGCCGGAAAGATCGAGCCAGCCACCCCGGAACCCGCGAACACCGGCCCGATGACCACAGAAAATAGTGGCCTCGTCGCCAAAGCAAAGAAAACATCCAAGGAATAGCCATGACAATACAGCTCACCCGCGCCACCCGGATCGCCGGCACCGTTACCGCTGCTGGAACCCAGCTCACGCTGACCGAAGCGCTCGAAGCCGATCTGATCTACCAGGGCATCGCCACACGGGTGGGCGCAGCGCCGAACCAGTCCGGAAAGGTTCCGCTCTACGGCGAAACCAATCCCTTCACCGGGGGGCTTAGTTTCCCAGGAATTTCGAGCCTGAATACAATTGTGCAGCGACCGAAATCACGCGCATCTGCTCCTAGCGTTCTTGGTGGGACTTGTACATCTGTAGCCGTTGGCGCTATGGCAAAGTCTGTTCGGGCTATTTGGTCTGCTGACGCCGAAGTTATTGGCGTACGAATCCACGTTATGAATGGCTCCCCGACCGGAACTTTGACCGTCGGCCCGTGCTGCGTTGCTCCTACTGCTCACATTGATAATTTGTATTCTCCAACTGGCGGTGATGGCGCATGGGTGGCTCTGCGGTTTGACAGTGGAGCCAATACGTCAAAAGCTATTCCAGCGTCTCCTGCGGCATCCGGTGGCGGTCATCGCAACCCTGACATTTCATTTGTGACCTCGGATTGGGCGGATATAACCTCAGTCACGCCGGTGCCCGGATCAAACAATTACAACCCGGCGCTGAAGCCTCTGTTTATCTTTGGAGCTGACTTCCTGACTTCCGGTTGGCCCGTTGCAAATGACGCAGCTTATGTTGGTCAGCCTGGAGCGAATTGGACATATCCGGGATCAACTACCGGACCCGGTTGCGAATACGGAAAAGTATGGCATTCGCGCTATGACTACGATGCCGCTGCAAAATCAACTGGTCGCAATAACGCAGGTGTTACAACCGCGAACTGGGGCGCAAATGGCGGCGCTGTTGCAGATTTCCCCGGCAGTGTTTTCTGGCCTGAGTTTCTTTACGCTAATGCTCAAGTGGTATCCGTCGGTGCGTGTGGTGATAGCACTGTCACTGGAACATCAGACGGCCTAAGCAATGACTCTTTCCTGAGTCACGCCTGCTACACAGCAACTGGAGGCGGTCTTGTATTTGTCCCATTCAATACCGCATGGTCTGGTTCTGCCTTTGCCGTAAAGCCCGATTACTCTATCTATACCACCTCCAAAAATCTTTTCAGAAACATATCTGTTCCAGACGTTCTATTGATCCAAACTTACACGCCAAACTCAAGTATCTCGACAGAGGCAGCAAATAACAGCAATTGGGGCGCGGCAATGGATATGGTTTCATGGTGCTACCAAAACCATGTTGTGCCCATCCTGCTCACTCCGGTGCCAACACCGACTGTTGCAAGCGCCGTAAATACGTGGCGAGTTATCCAGCGCGCACGTTGTTTGTCAATGCGCGATAAGGGCATTCTGGTGCTAGATCAGCAGTCAATTCTTGAAGACCCGGCAAGCCCGAATCAGTTTGCAGCAGGGATGCACAAGGGAGACAACGTGCATCCGTCAGCTACGGCCCATCGTTTGATCGGAAAGGCGCTTGCACCGATTCTGTCGGCGCTGTACTCATAAAAACGAATCCCCTCTTCACGAAACAGACGAGAGATTATTTTTCCGGCACTGGCTCCGTGTCTATCTTTTCACGGAGCCATGTCGATCCACCTAAAAGAAGATATTTGACCTTTTGAGACTCAGTGACTTTGGTCGTGATAGGCACGGTCGCTTCGCCGGCCTTGATCGGTTTTCTGCCCTGGCCTCGACCAGCGCCACCCCATGATTTTTGTTCGCTCATTTGGTAAGTGTAAATCAAGTTGATAGCGTAGTATCAAACAAGATGAATTAGGATTACAATATCAAGTATCGAAACAGCAGGAATGGTGAGATGAATGAGTTGGCTCTTTTCGCAGGCGCTGGTGGTGGAATACTCGGCGGAAAATTGCTTGGATGGAGAACCGTCTGCGCAGTTGAGCGTAATGCCTACTGCGCACAAATTCTTGCACAACGGCAGAACGATGGATGCCTCCAGCCTTTCCCGATATGGTCTGACGTGTGCAGTTTTGACGGACGGCCATGGCGAGGCATTATTGATGTCGTATCTGGCGGGTTTCCGTGCCAAGACATCAGTATTGCCGGTAAAGGCAAAGGTCTCGACGGGGATCGTTCCGGCCTCTGGTCTGAGATGGCCAGGATCATTGGCGAAGTACGACCAAGATACGCGTTCGTGGAAAACAGCCCCATGCTTACTTCTCGGGGACTCGGAAGAGTTCTCGGCGACCTGGCCGAACTCGGGTATGACACGGACAGGGATGTCTTATCCGCGTCAGACATTGGCGCCTGCCAGCAAAGGAAACGCCTCTGGATTGTGGCGAACTCCGTCAGCGACGATTGTGGATTCAAAGTCCAACGTGACGAAGCTCACAGGGAGAACACCGAAAGACCCACAAGTAGGACTGGCGGATCAGGTAGTAGCTGCCGACCGCTTACTATGGATTCCCCCAACGGAAAGCTCCAGCCCTTTGGACTTGGACGCAGATTTGCTGAGCCGTGGGCAAATGAACCCCCAGTGGGGAGAATGGCTAATGGGGTGGATTATCGGGTGGACAGACTTAAAGCCATTGGGAATGGACAAGTTCCATCAGTGGCGGCAACAGCATTCCGAATGCTTTCTAATCCCCCAAACTGATTTCTAATCCAATCTTCACCGTGAACACAATTTCGCCCACTCCGAAAGGAGCGTGATCCGCAGCAACGCCGCGAGGCGACCGATCCTGCAACTGGAAACCACAAACCGCCTCCGGGCGGTTTTTCTTTGGCCGCAGAAAAGCAAAAACCCGGACGGATAACTTGACGGCCTGTCGCCAATATTTGTCCTATGGACTTCTCTCAAGATTCCGCGTCGATTATCGATCTACTGGGCATTGACGTCATTGTCGATGGCGTCCCGGCGCGCGGCATTTTCGACAACGACTTCGCCTCGGCCTTCAGTGGCCTGGTTGGCGGCAGCAGCCCCGTGCTGCACCTCGTCTCATCGGTCCCGGTGGCGCGCGGTAGCGCCGTCATCGTGGCCGGCGTCACTTACACCGTCACCGGCGTCGAGCCGGACGGAACCGGCGTCACCCAGTTACGGATGGACAAGGAATGACCCACCGCCGCACCACCATCCGCAACCAGATCACCGCGCTGCTCACCGGCCTCGCCACCACCGGCCCGCGCGTCCATCAGTCGCGCATGGCGCCGGTCGACGCCGATGATATGCCATGCCTGCTCGTCACCACTGGCGATGAAGACATCGCTGCCGCCTCCGGCCTCAATGGACCGCTTGACCGGAGCCTGTCGATCAACGTTCGCGGCTACGCCATGGGCGCCACGGTCGACGCCGTTCTCGACCAGATTTCTGAAGAAGTAGAAATCGCCATGACGCCCGCCGGCTTCGTCCTACGCCGCATCGAAATCGACTTCGACGAAAGCCTTGAGCGGCCGGTTGGCTCAATCAATCTCAGCTTCGAAACCTTGTATTTCACCCCGGCCGGAAACCCCGGCGTTTCCGCATAAGGAGTAACTCAAATGGCAACAAAAACCTGGACCAATGTACAAGTCGCGATGCAGTCCGCGCTTGGCTCGGCAAAAACTATCACCGGCGTCACCAAGGCCAACCCGGCCGTCGCCACCTCCACCGCGCACGGCCTGGCCAATGGCGCCTATGTCGTCATCGCCGCCATGGGCATGTGGCAGCTCGACACCAAGACCGTCAAGGTCGCCAACATCACCGCCAACACCTTCGAACTCGAAGGCGTCGATTCCACCAGCTTCGATACATTCACTAGCGGCTCGGCGCAGGAAATCACCTTCGGCTACACCTTCAGCTCCATGGGCGACTTCTCCACGTCCGGCGGTGATTTCGAAATGATCGACATCACCACCATTCACGACGTCACGAAAAAGACCATTCCGGGCGCCGCTTCTGCCGTCGAATGCTCCGGCAACTTCAACTGGGACCCGGCCGACGCTGGTCAGGTCGCCATGAAGAACGCCTCCGAAGCCCGCGTGCTGCGCGCCATGAAGATCCAGTTCTCCGACGGCTCGAAGTGGGTGTTCACCGGCTATCCAGGCTACGCCGGCAACCCGACCGGCCAGGCTGGAGGCAAGGTCACCTCGCCGTTCAAGATCTCCGGCTTCGGTCGTCCGTCCTTCTACGCCTCGTAACGAGTTTGCGGCGGGCAGGGGTCATGAGCCTCAAATCGCGCCGGCCTGACGCGATGCCCGCCGCTCCCCATCAGGCCACCCTCAAGGATTCAGGCCATGTTCAAACTCCAACCCAACCCCACCTTCAAGACGCTGGTGCACATCCCGATTCCCGGCGAAAAAGCCGAAGCCGTCCTGTTCACATTCAAGCACCGCAGCCGCACGCAGCTCGACGACATGCTCAAGAAGATGAGCGAAGGGGAAATCGACTTCGACAGCGCCGTCAAGGAGATCGTCGTCGAATGGACCTACCCAGGCGTCGATTTCTCGTCCGAAGCATTGGAGCAATGTCTCGACATGTTCCCCGGCAGCGGCCTGGCGATCTTCGGTGCATTCCGAGAATCCCTGCTGGAAGCCCGCAGAAAAAACTAATGGAAGCCGCCCGCCGCATGGTGGGTGGCGAAGAAAACGATGCGGGCCTGCTCAGTGCCATGGGCATCCCGCAGGACAAGTGGGACCAGATGCGCGGTGAATCAATCCTGCCGATCTGGCCCGAAAACTGGGCAGCAGTAGAAGTATTCAGCGCCATGCAAACCCAATGGCGCGTCGGGATGAACGGTCCCACCGGGCTGGATTACACGGCGCTGCCGCCGGTCATGGATCTGCTGGCAGTGCAAGAGAAAGACGAGCGCGCCGAATGCTTCGCCGGAATGCGCGTGATGGAACGCGAAGCGCTGGAAGTTTTTGGACGAAACCGTGGCCGACAATAAAACCCAGATTACCCTGACCGCCGTCGATCAGACCGGCGCTGCGCTGAAATCGGCGCAGGCTGGGCTGTCAAATCTGGGGACCGAAGCCACCAAGGTCACCGGCATCCTGTCAGGGTTCGCTGCACTGGCCGGCGCGACAGCCTTCGCTGGCCTGATCAAGGGCGCTATCGACTCGGCCGAAAGCCTGCACGACCTCGCCCAGCAATCCGGCGCCAGCGTCGAAGCCCTATCCGGCATGAAGAGTATCGCCAAGCTGGCCGGCGCCGACATGGAGCAAGTCGCAGCTGGCCTCGGCAAGCTGTCCAAAAACATGGTTGAAGCCGCCCAGGGCAGCGGCAAGGCCGGCGAAGTGCTGCAAGCGCTCGGCGTCTCGGTCAAGAACAGCTCAGGCAACCTGAAAACCTCCGATCAGGTCATGGTCGAATTCGCCAAGAGCCTGCAAGGCATCGGCAACGCCAGCGAGCGCGCCGCCGCTGCTCAGCTTGTGCTCGGCAAGTCAGGCGCCCAGTTGCTGCCATTTCTTAATGACCTCGCCGTCGCTGGCGACCTGCAAGTTAAGGTCACTGCCGCACAGGCTGCCGCTGCCGACAACCTGAATGACAACATCACCCGCCTTTCGCTGGTGCAGAAAGCCTGGGTCAATACTGTCGCCATGGAAGTGGTGCCGGTAGCGGACACTTTCGTTCAAGCACTGCTCGACATGGCAAAGGAAACGAACCAGACCAAAAAAGCGGCGGAAGACTTATCGAGCGATGGCTCTATCCAGCAATGGGCTATTGATTCCGCCAAGGCGGTCGGTTTTTTGGTCGACGAAATGCAGCTTGTCGGAAAGATCGCCATCGAGATCGCCACGCCATTCGAGCGCCTGGCTCGCAATGTCAAGACTCTAGGGGCGATGGGGTCGATCATGACCAGCGGCGAATCGTTGGCCGTTCGCCAGCAAGCCTATCTCGACCTTGAAAATCAGAACAAGGAATTTTACGCCAGTCTTGATAAGCGTCTTGCGAATAACAGAGCAGATTCCCCACTATTTTCTGAGGTGCTGGATGCAAGGCTATCTGGCGTTAAACAAAAGCTAGAAGCATTCAAGGTTCAGGCTGCTGAAGTTGAAAAAATTTATAAGCAAGCAGGGTTTTCTGCTGAGGTTGCAGATAAAGCAATAAAGTCACTTTACAAAGGGATGATGAATGATGGTGACAGCTCCCCATCGGTCAACAATAAAAGACTAACTGATCTTTTAAGAGATCAAGGGGATACGGCAGCCAAGGCTGCCCACGCCATCGAAACCCTGCACAACGCCCAAATGGCGCTGGCCACCAAGCAGGCCGCCGCCGAACTCGACGCCATTGCCAAAGCGCAGGAAGACTATTCCAAGGCGGTTAATTCCGCTCTCGAACCACTGGAAAAGCAGGCGCAGGCGCTGGAACGCGAAGTGGAAACCTATGGCCAGACAGAATCTGCTATCCAGTCAACACTTGTCGCCCGCCTCGAAGAAGCCCGCGCCATCGCCCAGGCTAATGGCGCATGGGATGAACACCTGAATTATCTTGATCGTGAAATCGATGCCCGCAAGCGTATCGCCGGTGCGGCAGGACAGAAGGAATACCTGGACACCAACAAGCGCGCGGCCGAAGCAGCCAGCCGCGAATGGGAAAAGGTCGGTGACGACATCAACCGGGCTTTGACCGACGCGCTGATGCGCGGCTTCGAAGACGGCAAGTCCTTCGGCCAGAATTTTGTCGACTCGCTCAAGGCATCACTGAAGACGCTCGTGCTTCGGGTTGTGGTCAATATGGCGACTGAGGCCGGCGGCGGGCTGATTACCTCCGGGCTGAATTCACTGCTCGGAACTTCCGGCGCCAACGGAGGTTCCGGGGTCAATTATCTCGGTCTGGCCAACAACGCACAAAGTCTTTACACCGCCTACGGAGCCGCTTCGCAGCTTTTCACTGGTGCATCTGTCGGTGCTTCGTCGGCCTCGCTGGTCTATGCCAACGGTGTCGGTATGGTCGGTGGCGACTCGATTGGTGCACTTTATGCAGCTAATGGTGGCTGGTCCGGCGTATCAACCGGCGCGGCGGGTGGCAGCACGGCAGCGGGCGGGTCAGCCGCTGGCGGATCATCTGGCGCGGCTGCAGGCGTCTCCTCCATCGCCTGGATCGCCGCTATCGTCGCCGGCATGTGGATGTCGAGCGAAGCCTGGAAAGCCGGCATCCGCTGGGAAAACTATGCTGCCCAGAAAGACGTCGCCATGTGGGATGCTGAAGTCAACATTCGCCGCGCCCACGACGAGCCAGCCCGCGCCATCTTCGGCGACGGCTTCGTCGACTCACAGTTTTACGCGATCATGGGCGGTGGATCGCTTTCTGCCCAGATCCACTACGGCATTCAGAACGCCCTTTTCGGCAGCAAGCGCGTCACCGGAACGCAGACCACCGGTACGTTTTCCGAAGCGGACCAGGGCTTCTCCGGACTCTACGGCGTCAATATGAAGAAATCCGGCGGCCTGTTCAGCAGCAGCCGGGAATGGACCAACTGGCATGGCCTGCCAGCGCAAGTCGATACGATCATGGACACCCTTTATCGCGGCGTCCGAAACTCTTTCATCATGCTTGGCGAAACCTTCGACGACACGTCATTGGCCGCCAAGCTGGCTGACTTTACGATGCAGTTCAACGTCGCGTCGACCGACATGGCCACCATCGCCAATGCCGCATCGACCAATTTATCCATCGCCATTGGCAACATCCTGACGCCATCCGTCTCGGCGTTGATGAAATCCGGTGAAACATGGACGGGTGCATTCGAACGCATCCTGGCCGAAACCAATTCGGTCAACCGCGTCATGGAGCTTATGGGCAAGTCGATGTTGCAGGCCTTCGGCCAGAACAACCTCGACGGCATCCTCAAAGCCTCCGACAACCTGGTCACGCTGTTCGGCTCCATCGACAACTTCAACAGCGCGTTTTCCGCCTACTTCGCCAACTTCTACACCGGGCAGGAGCAGGCGGCGCAAGGCTGGCGCGATGTTGGCAAGGTATTCGCCGGTATGAATCGCACCATGCCGACCACCCGGCAAGGATTCCGCGATCTGGTCGACTCGCTCGACCTGAACACCGACGCCGGACGCAACGCCCTCCAGACCCTGATGAGCGTGCAGGGCGCCTTCGCTGCGCTGACCCCGACGTTGGAAGACGCCGCTTCCGCAGCCGGCGCCTTCGCCCAGGCTAGCCAGGATATGCAGGCAACGCAGATCGGAGCCTTCTACGCCGCCCAGCGCAAGGCGCAGCAGTCGGCCATCAGCGCCCAGATGAACGAGGCCAGCGTCGCTGCGGCCGGCGCCAGTTCGCTGATCGAATCCTTCAAGAATATCAGCAGCAGCCTCGGCAGCTATCGCGACAGCCTACGCGCCGGCAGCGACACAGCTGCCTCGCCATTCGCCCGCTATGACGCCGCGCGCGCCCAATACCAGATCACCGCCGCATCGGCGCGCCTGGGCAATGTCGACGCCGCCGGCAACCTGCAGGGAATGGCCGATGCCTTCCTCCAAGCCTCGCGTGACGTCGGCACATCCGGCCAGTACGCCGCCGATGTCGCCGGCGTCATCGCCACCATAGATGCCGTGGTTAGCGTGGCAGACCGACAGATCCCCATCGCCGAAGCGCAGCTCACCGTCGCCAATCAGCAACTGACGACGCTGCAGGCCATCCTCGATCAGCTCTCCGGCAACCAGGCGCCAGCCGTCGTCGCCAACTACCAGCAAGCCGCCACCGACTGGGTGCAGTTCTTCGCCGGAACGTCCATCGGCGCCTCGGTGCAGACCGCTGCCGGCACCATGCAGCGCATCAGCCAGTCCATGGGCCTGCTCATCGACCCGAGCGGCAACGGCTACACCTTCAACCAGAACGATAACCCCTACACGCTAGCCGGCATTTCAGACTCCTACCGCCAATACATGCTAGCCAAATACGGCGCCTGGAATGGCGCCTCGTTTGCCAGCGGCGGATTGCACAGTGGCGGCCTTCGTCTGGTCGGTGAAAACGGCCCCGAGCTGGAATTCACCGGTCCCAGCCGCATCATCAACGCTACCGACACCGCCAGCCTTCTCGGTGGTGGTGGTATGGCTGATGTCATGGCCGCCCTGCTGCGCGAAATTGCCGAGCTGCGCGCTGAAGTCCGATCCGGGCAGGCTGCTCTCATTCAAAACACCGGCAAAACTGCCCGGACCCTCGACAAGTTCGACATCGACGGTCTGCCCGAGGTCCGCGCCGCATGAAACTGATCACGCCCACCCAGATTACTGATGCCCAACTGGTGTCGAGTTCCGTCCCGGAAACAGATTTCGGCGTATGGGATGTCACGACCACCTACGGCGCCGGAAATACCGTCATCAAGGGCCACCGCATATGGGAATCCGTCCAGGCCGGAAACATCGGCCGCGATCCGCAAACAACCGTCGCCGGCTGGTGGTTGGACAAGGGCCCAACCAACCGCTGGGCGATGTTTGACGGCGTGGTCGGAACTTCCACCACCGCAGCCACGAGCATGACCGTCACGCTGCGTCCAGGGCGCATCGATTCGCTGGTATTGATGGAAGTCGATGCCGCCGAAGTCATCATCACCCAGCGCGTCGGCGCCACCATCATCACCCAGCGCACGCTGTCGCTGATCGAAGGTGTGACCGACTGGTTCGATTATTTCTTCAGCCCGATTGTCAGCCGTGATTTCGTCGTCATCACCGATCTGCCGGTCTACGGGGAATCGACCGTCGAAATAACCCTGAGCAAAAACGCCGGCACGATCGGCTGCGGCATCTGCATTGTTGGACTCAAGGCCGATCTGGGCCTAACCCGCATTAGCCCGAGCATCGGCATCAACGACTATTCACGCAAGACCACCGACGATTTCGGCAAAGCTACGCTGGTGCGCCGGGGCTACTCCAAGCGCGGATCGTTCCGCCTAGTTGTCGATAACCGCGAAGTCGACCGCGTGTTTTCCACGCTAGCCGATGCCCGCGCCATCCCATCAGTCTGGGTTGGTGATGACCAGCTTTCTGCTCTGCTGCTCTATGGCTTCTTCCGCGACTTTGAACTCGACATCGCCTATGCGACCGTCTCCTACTGCACCCTTAACATTGAAGGGATGATCTGATGGCCATCACCGCACTACCCACCCCACCCAGTCGGCAGGACCCCGATAATTTTTCGGCTCGCGGCGACGCTTTCATGGCCGCCTTGCCGACATTTGCTACAGAGGCTAACACCTTGGCCGCAGATGTTGAGTCGGCGGCAGCCACTGCAGCTGCCGATGCAGTGGCTGCCGCTAGTTCTGGCGTGCTCGCAGTAGCCGTACAGGTCACTGGAGACCAGACCGTTGGTGGCGTGAAAACTTTTTCCAGCCCGCCAGTTATGCCTGGAAACGCGACTTCTGCACTTCAAGCTGTACCGAAACAACAGGCAGAATCTATCGCGGCATCCGTTGCAGCGTCCTATTTTCCGGTAGGAACGCGCCTTCCATTTGCCCAGGCTTCAGCGCCAACAGGATGGACACAGGATACAACGGATGCGGCTACTAACCGAATGCTTCGTGTTGTGAATACCGCTGGGGGCAGTATAGGTGGTTCGCATAGTCCTATTCTCAACAACGTGGTCCCCGCGCACACGCACAGCATCACTACCGGGGCGATGAGTGCCAACGCTTCCCACTCTCACACGGTAAATGACCCTACTCACTCGCATAGTTTCACAGCTGTGCTTGATGTTGCAGGTACTCGATACCCTGGTGGTGGCGTGGGTAACAGCCAGGCCGGAACTACTTCCGCTGCCTCGACCGGGATTAGCCTAAACGCCTCAAACATTGATCACACACACTGGGGCACGACCGATAACGGCTCATCCAGCACGAACTGGGCGCCGCGCTACATCGACCTGATCATCTGCTCGAAAAACTGATATGAAACTCGATATCGTCCTGTCGTGCCCACTTGGGCACAAGTGTGAAGAGATCAAGGATAACGCTATCCATCGCTGTGTCTGGTTCACAAAGCTGGCCGGCAAGAACCCTACCACTGGCGAGACCGTCGACGAGCAATGCTGCGCGATGACATGGTTGCCAGTTCTTCTGATCGAGAACTCTATGCAGCAACGCAGCACGTCTGCCGCTGTCGAGTCATTCCGCAACGAGATGGTTAATGCTCAATCGGAAAGCATTGAAATACTAAATGGAAGACTGCTGAAATGACCCAATATCTGATCCGATTCCCGCTTTGGCTGCTTGTCATTCTTGCTAGATATCCGCTGGCATTCATTGCAGTGGCATGGCGGGATGGGCTGCAGCTTTCCCCTTTGTTCTGGTGGCTCGATACCATTGACAACGACCTGACCGGCGACGCCGGGTGGAAATCAGAGCATCTATCCGGGTCAAACCCTGAAAGCTACTGGAACATGGTCCGCTGGCTATGGCGCAACGGTGGAAACGCATTCAACTATTGCGTCATCGGTGTGCCTCACCAGTTCCGCCCTGAGTGGGCTTTCTGGTCATCCAAGCAGATACCGCTATTTGCTGGCCGGTTTCTCGATCTCCGCTTCGGATGGTCTGATTATCACCTTCTAGGCCGATGTAAGTACGTTTTCACAGTCCGAGTAAAGACTAAGCCATGACTGACGCCCAACTTTTGAATATCGCACTTTCTATTGTTGCCACGTTCTTTGCACTGCTCGTTGCTTTGCTCGGCTGGCTCGGCAATAAGTTCTACACAAAATTAGATGAGATCAGCAAGAACCTTGTCGAGATGGCTGGCGAACTGCACGAACGCATCAACGGGCTAGATCGCCGGGTGACTCGGGTTGAGACGCAATTTGAGGATAGTCGTCATGGCTGACTTCCAGGTTGCAATGATGATGCTCGACAAGGCTGAAGGCGTCTTGTCGAACCACCCGAACGATAAGGGCGGCCTGACCTATCGCGGCATCGCTCGTAAGTTTCACCCGACGTGGCCAGGATGGGCGCTCGTTGATCGCGATGAGCCAGTGCCGGATAGCCTGGTAACCAGCTTCTACCAAAATATGTTCTGGACCCCGATCAGGGGCGAGAAGATCACCAACCAGCGTGTCGCCTACGCGCTGCTCTCATATGCGGTAAATGCCGGCGTGGAGTCGGCCGTGGAGATGGCGCAGCGGGTGATCTGCGTGGGCATTGATGGCAAAGTAGGTCCAGTAACGACGTTCGCGCTGAACTCGACAGACCCAGATTTGTTCCTCTCCCGGTTCGCCCTGGCACGGATTGAACACCGGGTTGAGGTATGCAAGAAAGACCCCAGCCAGAAAATATTCCTAATTGGCTGGCTGTCACGAGACCTTCTGGAGGCGAAATGAACTGGCTCGATACTCTTAAAACACTGGCTCCGACTGTCGCGTCAGCACTTGGTGGTCCTTTGGCCGGCGTTGCTGTCACTGCTATCGGTGAATTGCTCGGCATGTCTGAACCAACGCAGGACAAAATCAAGGCAGCTATCGAGAATGGGCAGCTTACAGGCGAACAGGTTGCCGGAATTCGCCAGCTCGAGCTGAAGCTGACGGCTGAGGAAAAAGAGCGCGGGTTTCGCTATGTCGAACTTGAATTCAAGGATCGAGATAGTGCCCGCAAATTCAATACCGAAGGTGGTATCCAGGGGAAGCTGTTTGCCTTGTCCTTGATGCTGCTGGCCCTAACGCTTGGCGTCGAGGCTACCGTTCTGTTCAACGGCATCCCGAAATCGGTACAGGACATCGTTGCTGGCCGCGTGCTTGGCCTGATGGATTCAGTTGCTCTGATGGTGCTTGCGTACTACTACGGGACATCGAGCGGTTCTGCCCGGAAAACTGAAATACTGAACGGGGTCGCAAAATGA